ATCCCCCGCCGCGCTGGCCGCCATGGATGTTGAACTTGCAGCAGCCAAGACGGCCGCAGCCGCTGCTACCCAGCGCCTGGCAATCGCTACTGCGGCGTCTTCGTCCGCCATGGCGCGCGACACGGCGGCCACCGTCGCCAACGCGGCCGCCCAGGCTCAGGCCGCTGCGGCCAAGAACGTGCTGGCGCGGGCGAGCTCGTCCCTGCTGGCGTTGCTGGGCGGCCCGGCCGGGATCGCGGCGCTGGCGATCGGCGTCGGCGTGGCGTTCCTGGCTATGGGCTCCAACGCCCAGACCGCCCGCACGGACGTAAACGATCTGAAACGGTCGGTCGAAGAGGTGCGCAAGGAATTCGCTCAGCTGACCCGCGACCAGCAGCAGGGCGCACTGGTGCGTGTCACCGAGCAGCAACGCGACTCGGCCAAGGAAGCCGCAGATGCATTCGAGGGCCTGCGCACGTCGATGCAGCGTGCGCTCATCGGGCCGCGCTCCAGCGAAGCTGGCGGCAAACAGTTCGCTGCGCTGGCGAGCAGCATGGACGAAGCCAGGAAGGCGGGACAACCGCTTTCCGACACGATTCTCAAGGTCGGCCAACAGCTTGGCATTCCTCAGAAACAGCTGGACGGCTGGGTCAAACAGTCCGAAGCCGTCAGCACGCTCGACGTTAATACCAACCTGCTGGCGGCCCGCCAGGCGCTGTACACCAAGCAGCTCGACGGCAGCACTAAAAGTACGAAGGACAAGACCGACGTCGATATTGCCGCCGACAACGCCGGCAAGAATTATCAGCAGACCATCGACAAGCAGATCCATGCGCTCAAGGACAAAACGAAGCTCGAGGAAGCCGACCGGTTCATTACAGAGAACAAGATTGATCCGCAGGGCGCGCTCGCTAAGCAGATCCGTGACACCGCCAAGGCCTATGACGCCCAGAAGGACGCGGACAAGTCTGCGACAGAATCAGCGCAGAAACATAAAGAGGCCCAGAACAAGCTTGAGCAGCAGCTCAAAACTGCGGCTGACGCCTACGCCAAGCTCAAGGAAAGCTTCGATCCGGTCAGTGCGGCGGCAGACGAACAGTCGAAAAAAACCGATGAACTTCGGCTGCTTTACAAGTCCGGGAAGATTTCCACGGAAGAGTACGGCCAAGGTCTGCAGTGGCTGAAACAGCAGTATGACCAGACCGTGGCGTCGGCCAACGGGATGGCTGAGGCCATGAAGTACGAGGCCGACCTGCAGCGTCAGCTCGCTATTGCTACCGCGTCTTACCAGCAGACAGCCTCAGCAGTCGGCATGGGTAGCAAAGAAGCTGAGCGGGCGCAGGCTCGTTTGTCGTTGGAACAGGACACCAACAACAAGGTACTTGCCTTGCGTGAAACTCTGGCAACTGCCACGACGGACAAGCAACGTCAGGACCTGGAAAGACAGATCGCCTTGACTCAGCAATACGGAGCTAAGACCGCACAAGCAATGCAGGACGGCTGGAAAAAGGTGGATCAGGCGCAAGGTGATTGGACCAACGGTGCTAAAGCAGCGTGGCAGAACTACCGGGACGACGTTGCCAATATCGCCGGACAGACCCAGTCGCTGATTTCTGACGCGTTCGACGGCGCCGAGGATGTTCTAACCGAGTTCGTAAAAACCGGAAAGCTGTCTTTCAAAAGCCTGGCTGACTCCATCGTCGATGACTTGATCCGCATCCAGGTGCGCAAGGCGCTGGTTGGCGCCGTGTCATCTTTTGCCAGCAGTGGCCTGGGATCAGGTATTGCCTCGGTGTTTCAGGCCGATGGCGGTGTCTGGGATCGCGGCGTGCAGAAGTTCGCCAAGGGCGCCGCTTTCACCAACTCCATCGTCAACACCCCGACGCTTTTCGGTATGGCTGGCGGCAAGACCGGCATGGCGGGCGAGGCGGGGCCAGAGGCGATCATGCCCCTGACGCGGGCTGCCGACGGCTCGTTGGGTGTCCGCATGGTAGGCGGTGATGCAGCTGGCGGTAGTACGGCGACAACCTCGACCGCTCTGGGCAGCGTTACCCAGAACTTCACCTTCCAGGGCAACGCTGACGCCGTATCGAGAGCCGAGGTTCGGCGCGCAGCCCAGGAGGGCGCACAGGCGGCATATCAAATGGTGCTTAACGATTTCAAAACCAACGGGCCAGCCCGGCAACTGATCAACCGCTGAGTACCAGCATAAGGAGGCGTCATGGCGCACGATTGGCCTGAATCGCTTGAGCCATCGCAAACAACATGGGGTGTCACGTACAACAACCGCGCATTCACTTCCATTCTGTCGAACTCACAACAAATCCTTGGCTACCCCGGCGCGTACTGGATATGCACGATGACCTTCGGCGTGCTGTTTGATGAGGACGAGCGACAGCTAACCTCACTGATCGGGAAGCTGCAGGGTATGTATGGGACTGTGAATATCCCCGCTATCACCCGTACCCGAGTCGACGATATCGGCGCTGCGATAGTTGTGTCAGGGTTTTCCCAAGCCACGTTTATGACCATTGGCGGCGTGATACCCAGCGCCAAAGTGTTTTCGATGGGGGACTACATCACGGTTGGCGGTGAGATGTTCGAGGTGATAGATGATGCCAGTTCGACAGCGGAGGGCCGGGTGCAAGTTTCGCTCAACAAGCGCATCCGAAAAACGCTAACCGTGGGCGCGCACGTTGAATATCGCAATCCCTACTCGGAGATGCGCCGCTTAGACGACACCCATCAGGTGGTTCAGGATCCCTTGGTATCCAACAGCGCTTTGCAATTCAGGGAGGCGTTCTGATGCCCTCAGCATTTCCTTTCAGTCAGCGTGTGGTGGATATCATCGCCACTGGCAAATTCATGCCGGTCTACGCCGTGCAGCTGGACTTCGCCGACGGCATGGTTTTCGCTCATACCGGAACCGGTGAGCTGGTCGTCGACGGTATCACCTACGAAGGCGTGGGCAATTTCGGTCAGGTCAGCCAGTCGAAAGAGAGTGACAACTCAGGCTCGCCCATGTCGGTGGATCTGACCCTGAGCGGGCTGGACTCCTACATCCTTTCCGAAACCAACGTGCGCGGTTGCCGGGGCCGAATGGCCAAGGTCATCTTCGTGGTGTTCGACGAGGCCGGCAACTACGCCGCCGACATCCTGTTTTCCGGGCGCATGGACGCCGCCAAATTCTCGTTCGCAGGGAATGGCCAGGAAGGCAACACAATCACCGTCCCGGTCATCGACCGCATGGCCGAATGGAGCCGGACCGGCACTGAGCGCTGGACGGACGAAAACCACCGCGCCCGGCACCAGGGCGACCGGTTCTTCTACGCAATCGCGCAAATGTCCGAATGGCCCATCTACTGGGGGTCTGCCAAGGATGCGCCGACCTTCACCTACGGAAGTTAGATATGCGCCATCGAGACTGGACCACGCGTCTGCACGAAGTGATCAAGGCTGCCCAAGGGCGGCCTTTTTCGTGGGGCGAATTTGACTGTTGCCTGTTCGCCGCCGACTGCTCTAGCGCAGTGTGCGGTGTCGATCCAGCAGATCAATATCGCGGAACCTACAAGACCGAGGCGGGTGCCAAGCGTGCGCTGAAGAAGCGTCACGGCAGCCTAGAAGCTGCGTGGGACGCGTGCTTTTCACGGGTCGCAGTTCCGTTCATCCAGCGCGGCGATGTGGTGATGTACGAAGCGCCGGCAGGGCGAAGCATGGCCGTGTTCTGGGCTGGTGATTATTGGGCTACGACCGATGACGGCGTTGCGCGCGTTGTGTGTGAGCCGCTGGCGGCGTGGAGGGTTGAGTAATGCCAAGTGGCGTAAAGAAAATTGCTCAGGTCGCTGTCGGTGCTGTGATCGGCTTCGTGCAAGGTGGCCCGGTCGGCGCGGCAATCGGCGCTGGTCTGGCCTTCTACGCGGCGTCTCAGCAGGAAAAACTCAACACCAATTCATCACTTCGCGATAACGAGCCGTCGGCCCAGACCGTGAGGTCATCGAAAGCGCCGATCCGATTCATCCTCGGTCGTGTATCCACTGGCGGCGTGCTGGTCTGGGCGCAGGAGCAGTCTGGCACCGCAACCGAGGGCGAGCTGCTGCACCTGGTCTACGTGCTCTGCGAGGGCGCGGTAGACGGGATTGAAAATATTTACCTTGGCGAAGAGGAAATCAGCACTTACGGCGAGTTCGCCAGCTATGAACTGATCGTCAACCCGACAGAAGTTAATCCGTTTCTGAAGGCCAACTGTCCCGACTGGAAAGACAGTCAGATTGGGCGCGGCCTATCGTTCTTGCGAATCACTCTGAAGTACAGCGCCGAGAAATTTCCGTCGGGCATTCCCGAAATGCGCGCTGTATTAAGAGGGCGCAACGACATTTACGACCCTCGCACCGGCAACAACATCTACACCACCAACACCGCGCTGCACATCCTCTGGTTCCTGCGTAACCGCTGCAACGTCCCGGACGACGAGATTATTTTCGAGACATTCGCCAGCGCCGCAAACGTCTGCGATGAAGCGCTGACCAATGCCGACGGCTCCGTCAGCCAGCGCTATCGTACCTCCTGCGTGATTGGTGCTGACGAGCAACGCCCTGGCGTGCTGCAGAAGCTGGAGGCGTCATGCGCTGGCAAGCTGATCCGCGTCGGCGGACGCTGGATGCTCCAGGCAGGCGCCTACTACGGCCCGTATGACTTCGAGATCACCGAAGACATGATCATCGGCACCGTGTCCGGCAGCACCGAGTCGACCAACGATTCCGCCATCAACACAGTGCGCGGCACGTTCATCGATCCTGAACAGTCATGGACTGAGACGGATTACCCAGAGGTGAGCGTTTCCGAATGGATTCTTGAGGATGGCGGCGAAGCTGCTGAGACGATGACGTTCTCGTATGTGACCGACGCATATCAGCCGCAGCGCCTGGCGAACATTTCCCTGCGCCAGCGCCGGGCAGGCGGAGCAATCAGCCTGCCGATGAACTTCTCAGGCTACAACTGCCGGCCTGGCCGCGTAGTGCTCGTCAACCTGCCGTCGCTGAACATCTTTGGCGAGTTCATCGTCTCGGACTGGTCGATGGGTGACAACGAAGGCTGCACGGTTCAGGTCAAGCAGTACGAGGCGGCAATATTCGATGATGCGGTGGGGCAGCCTTACAACCCGCTGGGATTCATCAACCTGCCAAGCGGCGGGCTTGGTTCGCCCACCGGGCTTGCATGGTCGGCTGGCGATGCGGCTGAGGTGGTGCAGGGCGTACTGTCGTGGGTTCCACCGCAGGGCATCGTCACCTCCTATGTGGTCACGGTTCGGCAGGGCGGCGGTGTCGCGCAGTCACGCTCGGTGCCTGCCACCGCGAACACGCTGGCTATCAACGGCCTTCCGTCGGGCGCGTACACCATGAGCGTGGCTGCACTGGGGCCTATGGCTCGCTCAGGAGAGGCAACGATATCGGTGAGCATTCAGGGGCCGCCAATCCCGGAATCCTGCGTGGTGCAATCGTCGATCGACAGCATCGTACTGATCCCCCAGAACTCGAACCACGGCTTGAACGGCGGTACCTACGAGTACTTTTTCAGCACCAACCCCAATGCTACTTCGGGCACGGCGCAGTACCTGGGGCAGGGTCTGTCGTTCACTCACAACGATTTGGCGTTCTACACCAACTATTACTACTTCATCCGCTCGACCAACGCATATGGGAAGAGCGCCTTCCTTTATGTGCCTGCGTCGACTTCGAATGATGTGTCGGCCTATCTGGCGGCCTTTGCCGGAAAGGTCACGAAGACGGAGCTCGGGCAGGAGCTGCTGGATGAAATCGAACTGGTCTCTGGTGACGGCCCCGGCTCAGTCAATGAGCGTCTGAAAGAGTTGAAGGTCGAGATCGGGGAAATCACCGACGCTCTGGCCTACGTGCCGACCGATGCCTACGTGCGGGACAACACCGTGCGCGTGGGTGAAAACCTCTGGACAGCCATAGCGCCAGTGCCAGCGGCGGCCAATGGATCGAATGGTCCGCCGAACCCGGCTTACTGGGTCAACACGGGGCAGTCGATCCGGTCGGCTAATGCCCAGGCTGATCAGGTTTCCAAAAACACAGCCAACATCGAGACGGTGAAC